CCAGAGTATGTTCCTCTACCAAACTGTCTAGTAAGTGAATAGTTTTTACTATTGTTGTCTGGCTTAGTATAAAGTAAAGCATCTCCACACTTCAGTATATTTGCAGAGTGATATAATATCTTACCTTCATTTTCTCTATATGGAAGATAGTAATCAGGAAGATTAGGTCTAGGCATTTTTTCAAATGGTAATCCTAATCCTAATACAATATCTTCAAAGTACTCACTCTCATAATATCTGTTAGGATCTCCTCCTATTGTTCCAAATGTTTGCTCACCATAAACAACATGCATGTCTCTAGGACAAACAGCAGGATACCTAAACTCACCAGTAAACTCACAATTAGGTCTATGGACTTTAACTCCATAGCTCTGAAGTATTTGAGTTAACATAATAAAGTCTTCTTCAGACTCTTCTAATATTCTTTGGAGATTGTTTCGGAAGTTAACATCTTTAATGGATGTCATATCTTCTGGGTGGTAAACTTTACCTACTATTACTTCCTTTAAAGGATCCCATTCATTCCAATTCATTGTTAACAGTTTCCATAATCACTACAAGATTATCATAATCTTCATCATCTACAGCATCAGTCAATTGCTTAGCAAGTTTAGCTTCAGGGGTATTAGGATCAGCTGTATGTAAAAACTTTCTTAGATCTGTTTGAATTATTGTGTAAGCAGATAACAAATCTTGATTACTATAACAATCTAATAATTTTTTAAATACCAAAACTTTCACCACATCCACAGTTAGCTGTTGCGTTTGGATTAACAACTTTCAAAAAAGATCCTCCGATCTCTTCAACATAATCAATCGTGCACCCAAACACAAACATCTCTGCCATCGGATCGAGCCATAAATTTTCTACCGTAGGGGGCTTGTCTGTAGTCCCCCAAAGGTATTGGAAACCAGCACACCCTCCACCTTTCACAGTGAGTGAGACATTTGGTTCTCCAATCTTTTTCAAGTACTCTTTGGCACTTTCAGTTACTTGGATCAATGAAATACTTCCTTAACATTTCTATCATGTCATGGTATTTAGCTATTTCTTCCATTTCACATTCTATTGCTTCCATAATATCCTGATGTTCTCCAATACCAACAGGATGTTGCAATAACACCTCAACATTAGCTACATGCTTGTCTACATGCCCTTGAGCGTGAGACAAGAACGCATCTATGAGTATTCCTCTCATTAGTTTCTCCTATTTAACAAGACTCCTTAGTTCATGATAAGACACGTCAGCGTCTAATCCACCCTCTACACCTTTTGCTATTGATGCAATTGCATCATGGCTATGTAATGACTCAAGGTGTGATAAAATAACGCGAAAGTCGCGGACGCGTTTATCTATACATAGCTTTTGATAGAACAAACGTACTGCATCTTCTACAAACTTTGTATTAGATCCATTCAACTCAGCGAATGCTTGCTCATCCTCTCTCTTAACCATAACCTGTGTTTCAGTCTGCATTGCATCCTCACAGATATCTCGTAAGTCTTCGATGTACAAGAAAGGTTCATCTGGATTTATCTCCACAGTTATACGAGCCACTGAACGCTGGGAGTGAGGTACTGCCGCTTTGTTACGATGCTTACGTGCGTGCTCTGATAGTTCATATGAACAAGGACACGTAGAGCTGTATACAAAGTCAAACTCTATATATTGTTTTAATTCTCCAGCTGCATTAAGAGTTAGATGAAGAGCAACATCATAATATTGCCAACCTTCTAATCCTGAACGTAATGAGGGTCGCATGATAGGATATGAAAATCGGGCGATGATAGTACTGTCAAAACTTCCTAGCTTATCCTTATAGTCTTGTAAGATTGCTGCTAAGTATGATAATGACATTGTCTCGTCCTTATGTTCATAGAATGTACGAACTATACGAGACATGTTGATACCTTTCTTTTCACCTTCTAGTGATACTGTACCAGTAATAGAAGTCTCCAACTTAATTGGATCTCCATCACGTTGAAGATAGTTGATAGGTAATTTAAAGTTATGAATTCCTACATGAGGAATGTATACTCGAGACCCTTTGATAAGACTCTCAGGTCCGTTCTGTAGATCTGGAAGTGTAGCAATATAGTCTTCGTCTGCTACAAGATCAGTATCGAAAGACCGATCGGGCTCGATGTACGAGTTGTGATATTGATTTACCATAGTAGTTTCCCTTATGTTCCAATAGCGTTTCCAAACAAGTAGACGTGCATTCGACCTGAGACATTGAAGCCTCTCTCAAATGCCATTCTAGCAACATCTCCTGCAGTTTCTTCTTGTTCTTCTAAACGAGCACCTGTAGGCATGATCCATACTGGCCATTTTACACCAGCTTGGCGGAATAAGTCAACTACTTCGTCTAACTCTTCCCACTGTTCTTTATCTGGTCCTACAACAAACTTTAACTGTCCTGTCTTTGATATATCCCAATAGGATTTTACTACTTCAGGTTTAATAGCCTTCTCTCTCTTCTCACCAGCTACTGACCATAGCTTAGGTGATACAGAAAAGAATACTTCTGGATGAAATGTTTGTGAGTTAACACAATTAACAAAGTCATCTGTTAATGTTTGAGTACCGTTAGTTTCCCATGTAATAGATGCAGGGACGTTACTTGCCGCATTGTACCGTGTCTCAGGAATAGGTCCACCAGGCATATTTCTTAGAGTCTCATAGATATCTAAGAACGCCATCTGAGCATGACGCATAAGTGGTTCACCACCTGTGATACACAAGTGGTTGTGTTGCATTGATAATGGATGACGGAACCAACCTTCTGGGTTCCATTCTGTCTTCATTATGTTTACAATCTTCTGGGCAATCTCTGCTCCAGTCTCTTTCGCCATCAAATGACGAAACTTCTTTGACCATGTATAGGATGAGTCACAACCTTTTTCCCATACTGGTAAATCTTCTACTCTGTTTACTGACATAGGATCAAAGTCTTTATATGGTAACTCCCAGCTATCAGGGTCAGTTGGAAACTTCTGTCCAAACCCATCACACTGTAAGTTACATAAAAAGAATCTTATCCATGCAGTAGGAACTCCTGTGTAATGTCCTTCACCTTGTATACTGTGAAAGATCTCGGAGTAAGTATATTCCTTAGCTTTATTCTCTGTAGATGGCACTATTTGCTCCATGTTCTGCGCATTCAGCTGATATTACCCAGCAACGACCGTCAGTCATTTCTTTTACAATTGTTGATGCTACATTATACGCATGTTGAGCAAATTTTTCAACGCCTACACCGTCAAATATTGTTAACTCACAAAGACCTTTTTTCTCTAACTCATGAAACGTATCAATCTCAGGATCTTCTCTGTCCAAGACAACTTTATGATCGAAGTTATTCTCAAGCCATTGTTTCAAAGGTTTAAGACCTCCAAAGTCTACTACCCAATTCTTTTCATCTAACTTTGAACATCCAAAAGTAAACTTAAATGCTAAACTATAGCCATGTAAGAATCTACAATGTGAATGAGCTAGAGGTTGCCTAAAGCAAGCACTTAACCCAATGTTGTGTCCGTATGTCTTAGTTGACATATATGTCATAATAAACTTCCTTCATAATGTGGATCAATTTTCTTTATACCTAATGCCCAGTTCTCAGCTGCATCTTCTACATAACGATGAGATTTACCTTTAAACTCTTCCTTATGAAACCAACCACTAGCATCTTTTTTATAATACTTAATATAGAAGTATTCCTCTTTAAAGTCAACGTGTATTTCACAATATTCTGATTCATCATCTTTGTAATAAGTAGATAGTTTTTTTCCCATTAGTCTCTCCCTACAAAGTCTTTTGCCATTGGAAATATCTTACCAATTGCCTCAGCTACTCCTCTGGCCAGTTCCATATGTTCAGCTTGTGTCCCATTTGCAGAGCGCAACTCGATATAATGTATCCAGCTACGAATGGTGCCATTAACATAAAGCCTACTGACTGTGCACCCTTCTGGCAAAATAGCTCTTGCTTGTTCTTTAGCGATTCCTCGTTCTCTCGCTTCATCATAGATCCTCCTTACGTGTTCTATTACAAAAGTCTGTTGAGCATGCCACCAGGCTTGTAATGCTGCATCAGATGTTTCAATACTGTTCTGACGATTAGATTCGTCTTGTAATCTTGCTTCTCTTATTATAAAACTATCACCATTAAGATCATTGACACTAGCATACCGCTGAGAAAACTCTTGAAATGAAAACGATCTGTGTCTGAGCATTTGTCTTGCAATGTCTCTTGTTGTTTCGATTTCAAAGCAGGCTGATGCCATTTCGAATGGTGACCAGTGTTTGTGTTTGATGAGATATCCAAGTAACTTTTTTGTTGTCTTGGTGTTAGCTTGGTTTGATGGATTGGAGACACGGGCACAATACGCGATGAGGTCTTGTATGTTGTCGAGCCCATTAACGGTCTCCCCACCGTGGATACGACCTGAGGGTTGGCTATGGGATAAGAGACGTGCATGCATTATTTACCTTGACCTCTGTATTTCTTATAACCACGTTTCTTTGATTTGTTCATTGATGCAGTAGAAACATTACGTCTACCAATACAAGTCTTCTTATTTCCTTTAGCCATTATTAACTCCAACGTATAAACATGCTATTGATTCATTTTTTCCAGTTACTAAGACAACAGCTTCTTTCAAAGCCACTTGACATTCTTTATCAGTTTCATATGTTCCAACATGATAATGATTTACTTCTTGAGCTGCAGCTAACTGCAACCATAATAGTACAAACATAGCTTACTCCATTTTAAAGTCTTTGAACTTTGCGTTGATCTCAGACTTATCAAATGCTGGAGAATCATCTACTACACCATCTTCTGGATTCTCAACATCAATAAGTTTCATTCTTGATCGATCAATACCTAATACAAATCTTTTCTTAAAGTTAGGATCATTATATCTGTTCTTCAGTTGTTTGACCATTACTTGGCCAAGTGCTTCTAATTCTTCGGAGGAGACAAGTGCGAACATGAGGTCTGCGGTAGCGGGTAGTCCAAAAGACTCGGACGTATCCTCAAGCCCAGGATCCGAGCTAGTATAACCCGAACGAGTCGTCTGTGTTGCAGAGACGATCGGTACGTCAAACTCCACTGCAAGGCCACGTAGTTCTTCAGCAATTGCTTTAATGTAGGTGTATGAGTTGATTGCACCGCCCATTCCTTTCATTCGACTAGATGCACAAATGTTGAGATAGTCAATAAAGATCATCTCAGGTACAAAGTTCTTTTTTAATTTTAGTTCGTTTAGTAGTGCACGGAAGTGACCAGCATGAGCTGCACCAGTTGGATATTCTTTGATAATCAACTTACCATTAGTACGGGTTGCTATATCTTCAACCTTACTTGTCAGCATTGGTTTAGATATATGTTGCAATTGATCTAAGGGTATGTTTAGTAGATTAGCATCTATCCTTTCAGCTATTCGCTCCTCAGCCATCTCCATTGTAATATATAGTACATTTCTTCCTTGGACTAGAACATTACCAGCAACATGACACATAAACAAAGACTTACCAACACCAGTACCAGCGAGACATATATTGAGAGTCTTGTTGGGTAAGCCACCTTTAGTGATTGTGTTAAAGTAGTCAAGGTCAAACGGAATGCGTTCTTCATCTTCATGATAAAAGTCATATCTGTCTTCAACGTCTTCGATATAGTCGTGTCCAACAGATGGGTCGAACGTGACTGCGAGAGCTTTACTGAGTAACTCCGGTAGTGCGTTCTTAGTAAGGGTCTTGTGTTTTCCATCTATTATACTAATGCTTTCCATTATTGCGTTATGAATTGCTCGATCTTGACACCACTTCTCTGTAGTATCAAATAGCCACTTCTCATCAGAAGTTTCTTTTGCAAATATGTTGGGAATGATTTCCATTGCAGCTTGATATTGATCATCATTAAACTTATCGCTTTGATCAATCTCAATCTTAAATGCATCAAGTGTTGGAAGCTTATTATACTTTCCAACATACTGGCCAGCTTCTTTGAATAGCTGATTGTATACACCTTGAAAGTATTCTGGTTTTATGAAAGGTAAGACCTTACGCATGTAAGGCTCATTAGTTAGAATGTTTCGAAGGATTACTTGTTCTACGTTACTCACTTGTTTTCCAATGCATTGACATTATCAATTAACACGCTCTCCAATACCTTAGCCATATACTTTTGAAAATCTAGATTATCAACTGTTAGGTCAGGATCTGGAGATGAATGTAGGTTAAAATCAAAGTGCATCATACCAGTCTTCTCATT